CACGGCAATACCATCCGTTTGGATGGCGTCTTAATGACGTAAGCGATCTACTCCCATAAGGTACCTCCCAAAAGAGATACCCCCCAGAACACATGGATTTGATGGCATTTTCAAACTATTTCATTAGCCATCAGCAGAAATCCAGAGGTGAACGGGTTAAACTTGGCTAACCGAGCCAAGCCCACGCCCATTTACTACGTGTTGAATGGGTTTCAACGTACTCCCCAGGATTTAATCTTTTAGACATATTAAGTCCAAAAAACGTTCCTGAGTTAGCTGGATTTTCAACACCAGATTCGAGCTCAAAACGAAGGAGCTCCGCCCATCCGGTTTCCCGGGTGGGCGCTGGTTTGGGAACCAGTTGTCTGATGCGGTATTCAATTCGTTGGAGATCATGGTTATATCTCTTTCGAAAGAATACATCATTAGAAGCCGACAATGGAAGACGAAAAGTTCCAGGAATCGGAAACTCCGTCCTCGGAATGGGACCATAAATCTCTTCTACCATACGAATGATAGGGAGGGCCCCATACCCGAACTTTGCAATTAAGTTATTGCAGAGTTCTATGGCAGCTATCCAGTCAGAGTGTGATGCTCCGAACCATTTCTTGACCCTTACGGGAGTGACATCATTACCAATATGATAATCACCGCCGCAAGATTCGCGGAATGGGCCGGATACATAGCTTTTTGAACGATTAACCATTAGGCCATATCGCTCATAAGCATCCATTATACGATTAGCATCACTGCTAAAACATATAATGTCATCACCGTAAACGTAGACAGGATGTCCACGTGTGACCGACCAGGCAATAGCCCAAAAGACTATTGCTTCGATTGGGAAACAACAAGACGAGCCCATAGGCGCGAACTTGTTGAGTTCAACTACTGACCCATCAGGCAATCGTGTCGATGAAGATCGAGACGAAATGAGAGCCTCGACCCAATGTGAAGGAAAAAGAGTCTTCACAAGGGAAAGAGAAACTCTGTCTGATGCATCTTTCATGTCTAGTGTAGCGTATCTTTGGTCAATACTAGATACACGAGCTAAACGTTGATTGATTCTCTGGTCCGTAAAATTCACGAAACCAGCGGACAGTGGATGAGTCTCAAGGACCTCGTAGAGTAGTTTCATAAGTCCCTGCTGAATATACATAAGTTCAGCAGGTTCGCACGAAATTACGCGAGGTCCTCTCGAGTCCTTGGGCACAAGAACAACACGTGCTTGCGGGACTCCCACTTCCATATTCTCCAACTTCTCGTATTCATCAACGAGATGGGTTGGGGAGTAAAAGAAGTAGTCGGAATAGGGCCAAATATCATCTAGTTGAGAAAAGTACTTAACTTGATGATACTTATCCCAATTCTTTGCATGGCAAGCGGTAGCTCCGTTGCTATGCCTCGGCTTAATATCTCTAGGATCCGAATTACACAAGATCCTAGAAATAAGTAACCGAGCGTCCGCGAGGATCTCGTCAGAACATGACGAGAACTCAAGGGACGAAAGAGAGGAGTCAGTCTCTCTAAATTTTGAGAGGAACTCCTTTTGCAATTCCGGCTCATATGGGACCTCCAATCTATAGAAAACGTAAGCTAGTTGTCTTACGCAATCTACGGCGGTCGAGTCTCCTCTTAACGCATGTAAGACGGCTTTCCCAAGAAATTTGGGAATGCTGTACTCATGTTTCGCTTTACTTTTGGCGAAGTTCTGAGGACAAGTATACTCTCCAGTGGAGAAATACGCGTCTAAGGACTTGCCGAGAGTCGGCAAGGTGGTCGTTAAGAAGGATAAACCCTCTGATTCACATCGTTTCTGAAAAGTAATTAAGTCCTTTTCAGTCACATATGTGCGGTAGCGCTCGGTTCGCGCAAGGATTGCCCACAAGAGGCAAAGGCTTTTCAGGTCACCATTTAACATGGAAAACCTCCAAGGCCGAAGTTCCCTGAACAAACAAGGACTCTATCTCTAACAAGACAGAATCGATACTACCTGTCACAGCGATCATTAGATCTCGCTGTTCAGAAGTTTCGTGACGGTGTCAAACGTAGTTTGGGCAAATAAATTGCCCATTTCGTTCGCCATCTTCTTATAGTCGGCCACGACGGCAGAGATGCCGCTAGGAACGACTATAACCGTGTAAAGGGATGCCACTTGAGGCATCCCCGTGGTTGAATTGGTAAAGGTCCAATCCAACCGTACAAGGTGTCTTTTCGTACCATCTTTCGTCGTTTGATGTGAGAAAGTCAACACCTTTGGCGTAGCCAAAGGAGCGCTCGACACACCAAACTCGGAAGAAGATACGTCATCTCCACGGCGATCGTAGGTATCAGAAACTCCGGTACCAACGACTGTCGGGATGTCTTGCGATAGAGCCTTTGAGTCAGGAAACATATCAGCCTCCCCCCGTTAGAGGGTGAAAAGTCTACTCGATAACATAAAATTATCAAGTAAGACGGGTTGATCCAAGCACAAATCGCATGTGCAAGGGAATGTACTAAAGTACATTCTTATAAGTTAGCATTGATTAGGTTAATACCTAACCATAAGTGCCCAGAGGTCAGTCTCTTCCACTTGAAGTTCTGCAAAGAAGCTTCAAATGGAGGAGAAACGAGCCTTTCAAATGTTTTGAAGGTCTCGACTGTCTTTGGGAACGTCATTCGCTGATATATGTTATGGCCAACACTTGGATCAAAATACACCACGTATTGGTCATCCTCATACTCAGTCGTAATGACAATTTCCTGCTTAAGACCTAGACAAAAGTCTAGCATCTTATACCGAAGGTCTAAAAGGTCGAAACGAAACTGGTGCAGCCACTCGCCAACGTTGAAGAACCAATCAACAACGAAAGAGAGTGGTAGCAAATCCCAGATAATTTCGGCATCAGGCCTTATCCCCAATGATTGTAACACACCTTTCCACTTTATACCGAACTTATCAAGTTCAGTAAAAGGGAGTGGGGTGTACGTCATTGAGCCATGGATACTCCCGACTTGGGAAATCGTCCATCTTATGCGACGGTTTGAATCCAAGACGTGAGTCCCTGAGGTAGAGAAGTTGATATCTTGAATCTTACCATTGGACTTAATAACATGTCCAACAATCTGATTCCATTTATCAATACGATCAAAAGTATGCTTAAAGGAATCGAATATTCCACGGATGTCCGCCAGAAAAGGCTTCCACCCGTAGATATATTCTAAGAATTCCTCAGAGAATACTTTAGATTTTGATCGCAAAGGTAATCGAAAGATCTTTTTGATCCAAGATGGAGCCCCTAATACTTTTGAGGCTGCATTCTTGAATAAGGATGTAATCTGGTAAAACTGGGCTACATCCTGCACAAGCTCAACTGCCACCAAACTAGGTGAGAGTTTTGCGAGCGCTGTATTACAAAGATCTTCCCACATTTGGTGAGTCCCAGCTTTGGTCACTTCAAATGGAAGTGATGACATCGCATAGGGCTTAGCCAAGTAGTGAGCTGAAGTCTGGATACCTGGGTCAGCCGGGAGATTAAGTGTTCCCGGATGACCGAAAGTATCCACATAGGGGTAAGAATATATACCCCTATTTAAACTCAGTCGACCATCAAAAGAGGAACAATCGTTGTAGCGAAACGGACGTTGCACCCAATTAAAGGTAGCAGCATCCGTGGAAGGATCATGGCGAATAGGAATATACTTCCCATTCACAAACTTCTTCCCCCAAAGGTGACGAGCCCCGGCAGATGAAACATGCCGAGTTTCTCGTGGCCTGGTTTTGCTAACGGTGTAGGCAATTGAAAAGTTCTGAACTTCGATAGAATATTCAGAACCAGGTATGGTATAAGAATGCAACCCATCATTTGAAAGAAAGGTTGTATCTTGTAACATAGCCCTATCTTCTTTGTAATTATCGCGAAAGCGATAATCACTATTAAGAAAATATTTCAATGGCCTGTATGCGGTAATTCTACCCATACTCCTCCTTGGTGGACCTTACTATCTCAGCAGGTATCCTCGAAAGAGGATAGGGGAGCCAGAATGGCTCGAAAGATCCCTCCTAAGTAATTAGG